GTCGTTGATCCAGGTGAATGCCGTGTCCACACCGCCCACGAAGACGTGGACGTGGGCACGGGCGATGAACGGGAAGGTGACGGTGAAGTCCGTCGTCGCCCCGTTGCCGAGGGAGGAGACGTAGCTCTTAGCCATTTACAGCCTGGATTATTTGGGGTTGAGGAGGTCTTGGATCTTCTGGAGGTCGCCGCGCGCAGCGTTCGCCGCGTTCTGCTCGTCCAGCCTGATCTGCTTCCGGAGATCGGGGAACTCACGACCAAGCTCACGCTTGGCTGCGAGGCGGTACTTGCCCACGACCTTCTGCACGACTTGGTACTGGTAGGAGTCCTTGTCGTAGGTCGTCCCGAATCCGGGGGCGTTCCGCGACTTGTACTCCTGCGAGTTCATCTGCTGTGCGAGACGGTCGTGCATCGTCATGCCGCCGACCTTCATCGTGCCGTGCAGTTGCAGGTAGCGCGCGTACTGCTCGGGGGTCAGCTTGACGTTGCCGATGGTGTCCTGCGGGGGCCGCTGGTTGTAGCCGATGCGGACCAACTCGTTGAGGACCGGGTCGTTGCTCTGGCGACCTTCCGCGAACGGAGACATATCGCCGGGGAGCAAGAAGCCATCGGGCGTCTTGACGGGCTGCCCGCTGATCCACGAAATCTTCGGCGGCAGCGTCGTGGAGAGACCAGGAATCTTGTTCTTGATCGCGTCCATCACGCCGTTGATCTCCCGCATGTACGGGTCATCACCGACGTCGAGGAGATTCCCCACCGGCTTCAATCCGCTCGGCACGAAGCCAGCGGCGAACTGCTCGATGAAGTGTTGCGCCTTGCCGACGTTCGTGTCCTTCGTGGTGAGCGCGTCGAGGAAGTTGGTGATGTTCACCAGGAAGGACTGGTTCGTCCAGTTCTTCGACATGGCGTACATCGCACCGCCGATCAGGTTCTCGGCCTGTGCGTCCCAGGTGTCATTCCGCGGTGCCTGATGGAGCAGCTCGAAGAGGTCCGTCAGGGTGCCCACGACGTTGGCGAGCGGGGCCATGCGCTGGTAGCTGACGAAGGTGTGGCGACCAGTTACAGGATCGGTCACGCGCACCGAGTAGGGCTGCCACACGGGGTCGCCGTTGGCGTCCCGCTGGTTCGCCATGATGTCGCGCTGCCCCTGGTCCGCTGGACCGGAGCCTGTGATCCAGCCGTTCGACCACAGGTAGCCGATGCCGAGACCAAGCATGCCGCTGGTGGCGAGCTTGCCACGGGCCGCAGCCGCCCGCTCACCGCCTGCCATGAGGTCAGCGCGAAGCTGCCGCTGGAGGAGGTTGATGCCAGGGGTGCGTGCCCACGCCTGCCTGAAGATGTTGACCGGAGTCTTCACGAAAGGCAGGAGCAGTCGAGCCATCGGATGGCGCGAGGTGAACGCCAGAACCGAGGAGCCGAAGGTGTTCGGCAGGAGCGGCTGTTGGAAGGTGCTCTCGCGGGCGTACTGTTGCGCCGCGTTGTAGGCCTCGTTCTTCCCGCTGGTCTTGAAGGAGGCCGCGTCGTCAGCGAGCTTCTCCACAGCGTTCTCGGCGTACTGCGCGCGTGCTCCACCAGTGAGGCCCTTAGCGGATGCCTCCTTGAGCGCCTGCACGCGGGCGTAAGCGCGGAAGTTCATCTGCTTGAAGAACTCGTCCTCGGCCGTCATGAAGCGGCTGGGCAGGTTCACCATCTGGTTGAACCCGTTCACCAGGAGGCCCCACGGGTCGGTGCGGTTCATCACCTGGGGAGTCATCCCGGCTTCCGCCTTGAGGACGCGCGGGTCGATGATCGGCTCACCGTTGCGGAACGAGCGAGCGGCGTTCTTCAGGGACTCCAGGGCGCTGGTGCCGAGGCCGTGCAGCAGTTCTGCACCGCCCTGAATGTCGCCACCCATCATGCGCTCGACGGGCACCCAGAGGGTGTTCGCGGCGTTGGAGACGACGTTGACGAGGTGCGTCTTCGGCCCCGAGAGGAGCGAGTTGACGTACCAGTTCTGGGCGATGTCGAGGGTCTTGCGAAGGAAGCTCGGCTGAACCAGCTTGAGCATGGCCTTCGGGTCACCGCCGACCGTCCGCATCTTCTTCGCGAAGGCACGAATGGCAGCGCTGTCGCCGGATGCAGCGAGGGCATCGGCGATGTTCGCAGCGCTCATGTCTGCGGCGTTGAGCGCGTCACTGGTCCCGATGCGGCCGGCTGCCGTGAGGCGAGCGCCGGTCATCTGGATTGCCTTGACGTTGCTCTGCAACTCGCCGGCCTGGGCGACCATGCGGAGCAGGTTCACTTCGTCCTGCTTCGTCACCGAAACGTAGCGCCCGGCGTCGAGGTCGATGCGCGCGGAGAGGTCCGCGATGTCACGGGACAGCGACTGGAGGAGCTGCTTCCCGGCGATCATGTGCGCGACCGAGTCCTCGATGGTCTGCGCGTGTGCGCGCGTTGCCACGATGAGCTTGTCGGCTCCCATGTCCACCACGTCGCCCAGTTCCTTGGCAGCGTCCTGCTGCATCTGGTCGAAGGTGTAGGTGCCGGTCTTGACGAGCTTCGCGAGGTGGGGCTTGTAAGCGTCCGCGAGTGTGCCGATGGCGTTCTTCGCGGCGTCGGGGCCGGTCATCTTCGCGGAGTTGAACCACTTCGTGTCGGAGCCAAGCTCCGCGCCCCAGGTCGCGCCAGAGGCGTCGATAGCCTTCTTGGCAGCCATGGGGTCCACAGCGGGACGACCGGCCTCGATCTGGGCCTGCGTGACCCCCGTGGCCGTCTTGCGGTTCGCCAGGGTGACCTCACCGGCTGCCTCTGCGGGAACCTGCGGGGCGCCTGCGGGGGTCGGCTCGACGGGCTTGTTGAAGAGGTCGAGCTGCTCGCCGGCCTTGGTCTGCGCCTCCGTCATCGCCTTCTCGGCGGCGGGGAGGTCACCAGCGGCGGCGGCCTGACGGGCCACCTTCACGCCACGGACGACGGCGAAGAGGCCCTCGGTGAGCGCGCCGAGGCCGAAGCCCTCCAGCGCATTCTTCAACCGGCCCTCGGCGTTGCCGTCCTGGGGGCTGGCAGCCAGGTACTCGGTGACCGGGTTCTGCAACCCAGGCACGGACTGGACGAGGTTCGACAGGCGATCCTGATGGGGGTCGAACCCGAGGAAGTCGGCCACGCCGCCCTGGAGCATCGCGAAGCCGGTCTTGGCGAGCTTGCCGGCATCGGCGATCCCGGCCGCCGCCTTGAACGGGGCAAGGAGCTTGCCGGCGCCGACGAAGGAAGTCACGAAGTCGGAGACCGACCGCGTGATCTTGCCAGCCGTGGTGGCGCTGTCACCGACCACATGGAAGCCGGGGTCCTGCCCGCGCGCACGCGCCTCTGCTCCGGTCTCCAGGCTGATCACGCCGTTCGGCGCGGAGCTACCAAAGGAGACCACGGTGGGAATGCCGAGGCTGTCGGTGACGTCCGTGAGGAAGTTGCCGGTGTTGTTGATGGAGTCCTGCACGCCACCCACGACCGACTTCAGGACGTCCCCGATGGTCGAGTCGTGAGAGGCATTGATGTTCAGGTCACCGTTCGGAGCCTCGCTCGCGGTGAGGCCCTGCATGTCCGCAGCGGGAGCAGCCGCAGGCGCCTGGGGGGCAGCCGCCTGGATGTACTTCATCGACTCGTTGGCGCCGAAGGCGGCGTCGAACTTCGAGGCGACCTCGGGGTGGTCCTTGAGGTACTGGATGTCAGCCGGCGTTGGAGATGCCATGGGTTACCTTATTGCGCCCACGCTGGAGCGGCGTTGTTGGTGCTGCTCGCTGGTGCGGGCGTGGTGGTGGTGCTCGGTAGAGCGGGGATGTTGGTGCCAGACAACTCAGGATTGAAGACGCGCACCAGCCCGTCCATGTCCTTGATCATGAACTGCCGAAGCTCGTTGGCGTCGTAGCCGCCGTTCTGGTCGCGGTGCGCTGCGAGCCAGTGCGCCACGTCATCGTGGAGCGCCTGCTCGAACTTCGCGGACTTGAACTGCGCCTCGGGCGAGAAGTCGAACTCGTTGCCCGTGATCGCCTTGACGTAGGGCGACTTGAGTTGCTGGAACCAGGACTGTTGGAAGACGTCGCTGTTCCGGCGCACCACGTCGTTGGCGTAGCGGTGGAGGTCCTGCACGGTGTTCGGAGTCACGTCGCCCATGTTGGCGTGCGACATGATGATCTCCTCGGCCTTGTCAGGGTTCTGGTCGATCTGGGCGTAGATGTGCGCGATCATCGGAGACTCCTCGCGGACCTTGACGTTGGAGTCGAGCCGGCTCTCACGGAAGGAGAGGATCGACGCAGCCTCGGAGCCGTAGCCCGCGCTGGCGAGCGCCTGCGCCGCCTGCGTGTAGTCCCCGTTCGGGTTCGCGATGACGGCGGCGAAGAGGTTGCCGATGGCGTGCTTGGCAGCCTCACGCTCGGCCTTCTCGGCGAGCCGCTGTTGACGCTCCTCGTAGGCAAGCTGCGTGCGGACGATCTGATCATGCGCCTGGGCAACCTGCTCGCGGGCGTAGAGCGTGCGGCCGAGTTGACCGCCGTTGCCCGTCGAGATGTTGTCGATGGCGTGCAGCGCGTCGAGGCTGTTGTTCTGGAGCGCGTAGTTGACGATGGAGTCAACGGCGAGCTTGTTCGCCTTCTTGCCGTCGAGGCCGCTGGCGACGTAGCTCGTCAGGAGCGAGCTGATCTGCGAGCCGATGGCCTTCGGGTCGGCGTGAGCGGCCTGCCCGTTGTCGATGATGCGGGCGACTTCCTGCTCGGCCTTGTCTTGGAAGCCCTGCTCGATGGCCTGCGCGCGGTCCTGCGCGTACTGCGCGTGGAGCGCCGACTGGATTTGCAGGGTCTGCGGAATCAGGATCGCGGCGACAGCCTTGTCGTCGTAGCCCTGCGTGTTGTTCTTGACGTAGTTGTCGATGCCATCGGAGACGAACTTCTGGAAAGCAGCCGGGTCGGTGTTCTGACCGATGTTCTGGTCATGGTACGCGGCGACAAGCTGGTCCTGAAGATCGAAGCCCTTCTGGCGAAGGTCCATCTCCTGATAGGCTTCTTGGAACGCCGGGGAGGCGCCCGCCGGGATTGCTCCCGAGGCGACGGCGTCCTTCCAGGCCTTCTTCGTGTGGAAGTAAGCGGTGGCGCCGGCGACCTTGTCGGCCTCTAGCTGGACCGCGTCCCGCTTCGTCTGCACTTGGACGCCAAGCTGGGCGAGCGCGGGGGAGACCTGGGAGAGCGACTGTGCAAGCTCGGTGATCGCCGGGTTCGGGGCGATGGGCTGCGGCTGCACGAAGACGTTGACCGGAGCCGCAGTCGGGGTGATGGCGGGGACACCCGACTGGATGTCCCCCACCTGTACGCGCGTGCCCATTAGATGCTGATCCCTGCGATCTTGACGTTGCCCTTGTCGTCAACCTTCGAGGAGTTGATCGCGGTGTTCGCGACGTTGCCTGCGAGGTTGAGCGCGAGGCTGCCGAAGCCGGCGTACTGTGGCTGCGGAAGGCCCATGATGGTGTTGTTGCGCTGGGCGAGGTAGCCCTTCTTGCGGTACTCGGACTGTTGCGTGTCGAGGGTGAGCTGCCGCTCCGTCGCCTGACGGACGCCGCTCGCCTGCCGCACGATGTCGCCCATGAGGCTATCGACGGACAGCCCGGAGACGCCCGCCTCGCCCGCTGCAACGCGAGCCGTGGCGAGCTTCTGAGCAAGCTCAGTGTTGGTCGCGAAGACCTTCTGAGACGCTGCCTCGGCTTCCTGCTGTTGGCGCAGGGCCTCCTGCTTCGAGGAGTCGATGTACTGCGTCTGGGCAGCTTGGCTGGCCGCAGCGTTGTAAGCGGCCTGCTGGCTGGCAGCGTTGTTCTGCGCGACGTAGCTGGCGACCGATCCCGCCGCGCCGATGGCGAGCGAACCGAAGGCTAGGGAGACTGGATCGCACATCTGTTGTTGACCTTGATGAAGTGATGGAAGGGGCGGTTCTCGGGACCACCGTGGACGGTGCCGGCGTACTTGAAACCGGACCAGCGGAGCCACCTGTGGTGCAGCTTATTGCGCGCGTCGGACCAGCACTGGAGCCGCGCGAAGGGGAGCTTCTCGGTCTCCGCGCGACATTTGCGGAGGAAGACGCGCTTGTTCCCCGCGAGCTTGTCAGTCCCTACCATCCAGACGATGGCTGCGCCGGGGTCTGCTGTAGCCCCATAGATGCCCACCACCTCCTCGTCGATGACGATGACGCGGCAGACGTCGCTGGCGTGGAAGCCGATGGTCAGGGCTTCCAGCGGTGGCTTGCCAGAGGCGGCTGCGATCTCGGCGTAGTCGGCTGCTCGCAGGCGCGGGGCCAGCGAGGCGACGTCCTCTAGGGACGCCGCTCTCGTGTAACCGTTCATTAGAGCCTCTGGTTGCGGGAGGAGAAGAAGCACTCGACGTCGGCACTGATCACATGGAACGGCAGGAAGGTGTCGTTCTTGATCGTGATCTCGACGTTCTCGTTGAGCGCGAGGACGGGGAACTTCGCCTTGCCGCTCACCAGGGAGACCTCACCAATGATGTCGGTGTCAGCCGAGGTGATGCGACCCGTGAAGTTGTAGACGTTCGGGTTCGCCTTGTTCCACCGATGGGTCGCGACGAGCGTGAGGTAGCCGGTGGTGTCGAAGAGCAACGTGATGTTGCGGACGTCCAGGCGACCGTCAGCGATCACCTCTCGCCCACCACCAGGAGCATTCTCCTTGAGGACGATGGTGGAGAGCGTGGCTTCGCTGCTGTAGCGCTCGCCCACATAGACGTTCGTCGTTGACCAATCGCCGTTGACCACGATGGTCGAGCCGCTGGCCGAGACGATCTGTGGGATGATGCCCATGATCGGGGCGCCCTGGCGCGTCACAACCTGCATCAGGCTCTCCGCACCGGAGCGAATCGGGTAGGGAAGCGTGAAGGTCGTGTGGTCCGTGAGGACGTCGTAGCTCGCCGAGGGGTTCGCCACGCGCCTGTCGAGGTGCGTCAGGTAGGGCGTGCTGGCGTTGTCGGTGAGACCTGGGGAGATGTCGAGGCTCTCCAGGTAGACCCCATCGGCCCGTTGCAGGAGGACCCACATGAGCGTGTCGATGAAGTCCACGTTCAGGATTTGAACGCCACCGAAGTCCCACTTGTGCCACGCCGCCTGGAGCTTGTTCTGCCCATCCCAGAAGTAGTTGTAGATGTACAGGTGCGCCGAGTCGGCGTCGGTGGTGACCGCCAGGATGGTCTCGTTGGTGGCCGCAGCGATCTTCGAGGCGCCCGCTGGGATGTACTTCGGGACGTGCGCGGTGATCTCGTCGGCGTTCTCGATGTTCGTGACGGCGTCGAGGTAGTACTCACGCATGCCCGTGTAGGTGCCCTTGGTGACAGCGAAGTAGATGTCGCTGCCGGCGACCACAGGCTTGGCCTTGAGTGCCGTCTCGAACTCCGTGGAGACGTTGATCGAGATGGTCTTCGGGGACAGGATGTCGGTCCCCTTGAGGACGAACTGCGTCTGATCGGAGAAGAGGACGAGCTTCTCATGCCACGGCACTGCATGTCGCAGGATCGAGACCTTCGTGTGTGAGACCGCGACGTCGATGGGGTCGCTGTCGAGGAAGGTCGTGACCGTGGAGTTGAAGAAGGCGAAGTACTCCCCTGCCCTGCTCATCGAGACGGACTCGGACGAGAGGAAGCCCAGGCGGTTCTTGAAGTAGAAGACGTCGTTGATGGTGCGACCGACGAACGAGGGGAACGGCGAGGTGTCGTCGTCTCCCACGGTGCGGTCGTTCCACGTCTGTCGGCGGAAGGTGAAGGTGCCGTCACCCTCGCGGATCAGCACATGGGGCATGGTCGAGTTGTCGAGCGAGGTCTTCATGCCAGGGGCGAGGGTCTCGACCCACACACCCGTGTCGAAGGTGGCGCCAGCCGCCGCGTTGGTGCAGCGGAACTTGACGTAGAAGTCGTCGAAGGTGTTGCTCTGGTCGCCCGTGACGTGGACGACGTAGTCCTGCTTGGCCACCACGGGGAGCGTGGCGAACTGCTGCGTCTCCTGCTTCACGACCGTCAGCGCGTTGCCCGCGAGCGAGTCCTGCGCCTTGATGACGAAGTCGCTGCCGTCGTCCTTCTTGGCCCAGATAGTGGAGCGCTCACGGGTGACGGTCCAGCCAGCACCAAGGTTGGTGTCTAGCTGGGTCATCAGGTCTTGCGCGATGTCCGTGGTCTTCAGCGCACCGGCCGAGTAGGTGGTGTACGAGGCCTTGTTGGCGCCGTTGATGAAGATTTTGTAGTCGGTCTCGTAGGCAGCCTGCTTCACGGAGACGAGGGCCTGTCCGGTATTAGACCCGGTCACCGCAGCGCCCTGCCCGACCACCACGCCAGTGTTCACGATGATCGTGTAGTCGGCGACGGTGACGGCGCGGAACTGGTTGTGAGCGTCAGCAGCGGAGAGGTAGCCAGTGCCGTCGGGGAAGTTCACCGTCTTGGCGTTGCCGGCCATGTCGAAGACCTGGACGTTGCGGCTGGTGATGACGACGATGTAGCGCTCAACCGCGTCACGGTTGATGGCGTGCGTGTACGCGGACGCGAGTGTGCCGTTGATGACCTTCTTGCCGTGAACTGTCGGAGGGCGCTTCTTGAGGCCCTCGACGACGCTGGAGTAGCAGTTGGACTGTGCGGCCATCTGAGAGGCCAAGCGGAGCGCCGCAGGCTGTTGCGACACCCCGTTCACGAAGTTCGGGATGGAAGTCGAGATCAGGCCGCTCATGGGTTACCGGGACCAGCGAATGAGCGGACGAGCCGCTTCGTAGTTGTTGAAGACGTTGTAGCCGGCGGTCTCGCCGTCGAACTCTTGGAGGTCACTAAAGGCCTTCTCTTCGTCAGCCCTGGTGAACTTCTCCATCTCCACCGCACCCACGACGCGGTCCACATAGGTGCGCGCTGCGCGGATGGTGATGACCCGGCGTGCCGGCTGCGGAAGGTCGTCCCACGGCAGGTAGAGGACCACCGATGCCTGTACGTCCTTCGTGAAGGTGTAGCTGCGGTTCTTGCGGTCGTAGAGCCGCAGGCCGCGCTGCGTCACGTCCCAGCCCCAGAACTTGCAGGAGTCGAGATCGACCCGAAGGATGTTCGGAGGGAGCGTGATGGTGTTGTCGAGGGCGCGCGAGAGCGGGTAGTTGTCCTCGGAGTTGAAGTGCCACTCCATGCCTTGCACGTCGCGGCTGACTTCGGACAGGAGGTTCTGCGCCATCACCACATCGCCCGTCAGCGTGCCCATCTCGGTGTTGATGGGGGCCTGCCCGATGCAGGAGAGCATGATGTTGAGCGCCTCCAAATGGGAGGTCGGGGTCTCGGCCATGGATGTCCTTGATGAAAAAAAAGGAGGAGCCTGGACGCGTGTCCGAAGCTCCTCCTGGGGGTGGCTTAGATTAGGCCGTCTTCAGCTCGACAGCGCACTCAGGCCGCAGAATGCCCATACCGAGGGCGAACTTCGCGACCATCAGGGTGCCCTGACGCTGAATCTGGTATTCCTTCTCGACTGCCAGATCGAGCAGCTTCACGCAGCCGACCGCCTCGTTGGTCATGACCAGAGCGCGGCTGTTGGAGAAGTCACCGCTGTAGGTGTTGTTCTCGCCCGTGTTGGCCGAGATGTTGGCCTGCGGGAGGTTGTTCGACTTCACGACCTCGACGCCAGCGATGCGGAGCACCTTGCCGTCGCTGTACGCGCCCGCTCCACCCCAATCCTTGTTCAGGACCTTGGTGCTCTGAGCGAGCAGGTAGTACTGCGCCGGGCGCACGACCGCGAAGCGGTTGTCGGGACCGATGTCCTTCTCGTCGAGCTTCTGAGCAGCGGCGAACAGGCCGGAAGCTAGAACCTCGGCGTCGGTGCCGTAGACGGAGTTGGTCAGCGCGGAGCCGCCGTTGCCGCCCGAGATGGTGGCCGAGGCGCGAGCCGCGAGGTAGCCGACCTGGAGAGCGTTCCGGTCGAAGGTGTTGGCCAGAGCCTGACCAAGCTGATGCGCGTAGTTGCCGCGCACGTCGTAGTGGTTGACCGCCTCATCCCAGTTGGAGATGAACACGTCGGCGACCAGCAGGCCGTCGATGCTGATGACCAGCTCGTTCGCCTTGATCGCGTTCGCGCCGTTCAGCTCAGCGCCGGGAGTGTGGTAGGAGGCCGTTGCCGTGCCAGTCACGGGGAACTGGGCGGACTTGCCGCTGGAGATGCGGCGGGTGCGGATGCGGTTCTGCATGACCTGCACCCGGTCGAAGGCCGTGAGGACCTCGCCCGAGAAGACCTTGAGGAACAGTGCGTCGGTCGCGCCGCTCGCATTGACCTGACCCAAACGGGAGGGAGTGGCGTTTGCCATTGGAGTGAATCCTGTGAGGAGTTGTGGGGGAGTTATGAGTGCTCTCCGCGAACTGCTCACGCCGTCACGCAAGGTTGTCCGCCGCAGCGGGCCGAGGTTATGCGCGGGTGTTCTGGATGAACTCTGATCGCCTGCTAAAGAGCGGCGCGATCTGTCCCACAGGCGGTGTTAAGTGTAGTATTAAATGGTGGCTTAGATCTCGCAACCTGCCCGTGATTCGCGGACAAGCAAGCCAAGGTGGTCAGCCGCACGCCACGCGATTTCGCGGCCTGGAGTGTGCAGAAGCCTGGTGCGTGCAAAGCCCTCGACAAGAAGGTTGCCTGATGTAGAGTGACTGCTGCTTATGAGCTTACGGCCGCCGAGTGGGGGCCGACCGGCGCACGCTCGACGACCCTTCACCCGGGCCGCCCCGGCGGCCCACTGCTTCGCCAGAGCCTGCCCTCGGCAGCCGTCCGGGGATTGGCCGAATGGGCTGGCTACTTCGAAGGGAAAGAGCCAATGAAGCAAGCCCTGATGATCTCGGCCATGGTCGCGTTCTGCGTCACCGGCGCAGCAATAGCCGACAATAAGGAAAATGCCGACGACTTCATGCAGATTCATAAGATCGAGATCGCTTTCCACCAAGCCGGAACGACAAAGAATCTCGCTCTCATGCTGTCACTTTTCGCAGACGACGCGACGATCACCTCCGGAGGAAAAACATACACTGGGAAAGAGCAAATCTCGAGCTTTTGGAAGAGCGCTGGGCCGTTCCAGCCGCAGAATCAGTGGGTCGCCTACACCCCGGCGTTCCGCATCAAATACGACGTCCAAGGCGATAGCGGACATCTTTATTTCGAATGTCTCTATGTCGATAAGGCCGCAAACAAGATCGTCGCGCACACGAACTCGAACGACACCTTGATACGCGTCAACGGGCGGTGGCTTATTAAGGATATGAAGGCCGCTAAGGTGCCGGAACTCTGAGTGCACCAAAGGAAAGTGGGACGTGCTGCTTTCGCCGCTGCGGCGACGGTCCATCGCGGTGGCGAGAGGCGCGTGCCGGTTGAGCTACCCTGGAGTAGAAGTGCAGCGAGGAGGGGCCGCTTCTCAGCCCGAATCTCCTCGCGCGCAAACAGCGCAACGGGGTGCAAACTCTTGCCAGACCGTTGCGAGCCTGCCGACAAGCGACAGGCGGGTAAATGGAATCCTCGGCCTGCGGTGCGCTCACCAGGATTCCGCCCCAGCGCCCTATAGGCTTTCGGATATTCCCTCGGAGGGGGACTGGTAACGAAGCCCGGATGACGCTCGGGCAGACGATGGCTCGATCAACTGCCGCAGAACTGGTCGTACTTCTCGTCGTGCGCGAAGATTTCCCGCTGGGTCTCAGGGGCGTCCTGCGGGGACCACATAAGTGGTTTGACCCACGACGGGCAGAGATTAACTGCCGGGGCGGCGGTACTTTGACATCCGCTGTTGGAGAGCAGCAAGGTCAGCAGTCCGCACGTCAGCGTCAATGTGCGCGGCCGTGACGGCATCGTCGCGATCCTTTTGCAGCGTCTCCTGGGTGACCTGATCCCGGCCCTGCTGAATGAGGTGGTCCTCTTCAACACGGCCGAGAATCCAGTTCACGAAGGTAAGGATGCCGCTCAGAAGACTGAGCAGCGATCCCACGTTAGACCTTCTTCTTCGACAGGAAGCCGATGACCCAGGAGACGGGGGCCGCGAGCTTCGCGTAGATGCGGTCGTCCTCTTCGGTCTTCGTCACATGGACGATGGCGCCGAAGAGCGCGTAAGCGGCGCTAACGATGGCAGCGATTGCCGGGCCGTTATCGACGACGTAGTTGAAGATGTCGTTCATGGTGTCTTCTCGGTTATCCTAGTGGGGAGCGCATGACCTTCTGCTCCACGTCCTTCGTGTAAGCAGGGTCTTTGCCGTATCGCGGGTCCTTCATGGCCGCGACCATCTCCTCATTGGACCGATAGACGTCAGCGGCGGGCGCCTTGCCCCCACCGATGTGGACGCGAGGCTCGCTGCCCGTGGCCGCATCCATGCGCGCCTTGAGGCCTGCGACGGCCATGGAGACCGTTGCCTTGTCACCCTTGTCCATGATGGCGTTGTAGGCCTCTAGCTCGGCCTGCGGGACGTTCTGCACGGCCCACTCGCCGAGGGCCTTGTAGCCTTCCTCGCCGCCCGCGATCTGCATCACGGAGGCGATCTCAGCCGTGGCGAACGAACTGTCGGCGGCTGCCGCCTGTTGCCCACGGATGTAGGTGTCAACGACGGCCTTCGAGAAGCCGGCCTTCTCCAGCGCATCGTAGCTCGCCTGGGACAGCTTGCCGTCCTTCGCGAACTCCTCGCTGAACGCCTTGACGTCAACGCCAGCGACCGACAGAGCGGCCTCGGCAGCCTTCTCGGCGGCAGCGGCAGCCTCTTCGGCAGCCTTCTGCTCGGGCGTCTGCTCGGGAGCCTCGGTATTGTCCCCCGATTCAACGGGCTTGGTTCCACCGAGTTTCTTCTCTAGCTCACCGTAGGCAGCCGCCAGGGCCGCGAAGTCGGGCTTGCCGTCCTTCATGAACTTCTCGGGGACCGCTGGGGTCTCCGGTGCCGGTGCCGAGGGAGCTTCGGGGCCGGTCTCGGGGGTCGTCAGAACGACGCTCTCGACAGCCATTAGAAGTCCTCCACGATGGTGCCGTCGGGGAGCGTGACGGTGCTCTTCGGCTTCGGTGCCGCCTTGGCGCCTTGCGGTGCCTTGCCTCTCACGGGCGAGACGGCTGCGGGGTTCTTCGTGTTGTCCTCGACGATGGTGCCATCTGGCAGCATGGTCTGGTGAGGCAGCAGCTTCGGGGTCACCGGAGCCGCCGCCTGTTCCTTAGCCATTCGGGATCACTTGTCCTTGATCTGGTTGCGCTGCTTGTTTCGCGGCTGCGGCCATCGCTGCCTTGGCAATACCGGAGACGGTGTTGCCAGCGTGGTCTACGATCTTTGGGCCAATCTGTGCGCCCATGGCTTGCGCTTGCGCGGCCTGGGCTTCTGCGGCGATCTGCTCGGCCTTCTTGACGAGGCCTTCGGGGTCGATCCCGTCAGCGGTCGCAAGACGCTCTAGCAGATTGGACATGTCGATGTACTGACCGACCACCTGGGGGCCACCGAGTTGCGCCACCGTGCCGACGAAGGCGACCAGCTTGTTGCGATCCTCGCCGCGCCCGAGGGCTTCGACGCCGGTCACGATGCTGATCTTCACCTTGTCTTTGGGTAGCCTCGGGAGCCGCCTGCCCTTTTCCATGAGGGCCATTCGGCGGTTGAGGTAGGGAGTTTGCAGTTCCTTCGAGAGGACACCGTAGACGCCTCCGAGGGAGGTGTCCAACTCCTGCGACATGAAGCGAATCTCTTCTGCGGTAACCCGCTCGCCGTTGCGCTGGACTGCCGTGTTGAGCAGGAACGCGAACGCGAGCCTGGACTCGATGGCCGACGCAGTCTCCTGCGTGACCTTGAGGTCCGGGTATTTCGCCATCTGCAAGACGCTGACGTCGTCGGCATTGCCCTCGCGGACAGCGCCATTCGGTGCGTCTTGAATGGTCTTCATTCTGGTGGTCGATCCCGGCTTCACCAGGATCAGCAGCTTCGCCATCGCGGCCGAAGCCTCAACGATGGACTGCGAGAGGCTCTCCAGCGACTTCAGGTCGCCGAGGTACTCCTCGATGTAGCTGCGGCCCCAATCCTCGCCGTCGATGCGGATCATCCGCAGAGCCAGGTAAGGGGAACGGTCGGAGGGCCAAGAGGCCTCGGAGCCGGCGATGCGGCAGCCGCAGACTTCCTGATAGGCCCGGTACATGTTGCCGTCGAGGGTGACGTGCGTGTAGACCGCGACGTTCTTCTCGGCGTCGGTGAGCTTCTCGCCCTTCTGAATCTGAGCGAGCACGTCGGAGGGCAGCTCCATCGGAGCGACCATCTCCTGGGTGACGGCTTCGAGGAGCTTGCCAGTGCCGTCACGCTTGACGACGTAGCGCTCCATGGGGAAGAGCCGGGCGCCATCCTCGGCGATGTAGAGGAGGACGTTGCCGCCCACGATCAGGTGCTTGAGAACCTCGGCGACCACGTTGCGGTCGTCGCTGCCCATCACCTCTTCCTGCACGGCCTTCTCGACCTTGCCGAGGGCCTGCTCGATGTCCGCCTTGATCTTCGGGTCGGACTTGGCAAGCTCGTCCTCCACGAAGCTGGAGACCAGCAAGCGGAAGAAGGGCGTGTTAGGCGGGAAGAGCGTGAGTAGGAGCTTCGCGGCGAGGTTGTTCACGCCACGCGCGCCGATGGACTGGAACGGCTGGTAGAGCTTCGAGGTGCTGTTGAAGCCGTTCTCGGGGATCAGCGCGGGGATGGTGTAGAGGGAGCAGTCCCGCGCACGGTCCAGGTAGGGCTGGCGCAGGGTCTCAAGGTTGTGATAGCGGGCTGCGGCGGTGCCCTGCTCGTTGGAGGCAGGGGCGTCCATCTTAGCCGGCCGGGGCGTTCACGCCGTTGCCCGAGGGCTGCGCGACGTTGAGGTTGATGCGGAGGGCCGAGGCGCCTTGGCGCTTCGCCTTGATGTTGGTCTGCTCGGTGTTCGTCGCGTCAGTTACCGGGGCCATGGGAGTCGGCTCCGGGGGAGGCGTCGGGACAACGGGCGGGGCTGGCGGGGGTGCGGAGGGAGCGCCACCGAGGCACATTGCGGTTACCTTTGGGGTGAGAGGATGTTCTCCTGCTGCTCCTCCAAGAGAAAGCGCAGGTGCCGCACGACATGAGCGCGGCCAGCCTTGTGCCAGACTTCTCGGTCGGTCCACCCGAGGTCCGCAGACGTGTCGGGGAAGACGTGTTCGAGATAGGCGATCAGCGCAGAGGTGATCGGGGGGCACTTCGGGGCCACGTCAGGGGGCATTAAGGGGGTCCTTTGAGGGCGCCGCAGCGCCATTCAGTGGTCAAGTTGGAAGGGGTATTAGCGAAAAAAGCAGGGGGTTTTTGAGTTAACCCCCTGTTCGATCAGGTCATTCTCTGGTGATTTTCTGGACGCCACAGAAGGCGTTGGCTAGGGATTGGGCTTCAGTGCCCTTCTCGACTTAGGTAGAATGCCGTCCGAAAAATATAGGGACGAGCGAAGAGGAGGAACGTGATGCAATGGTGCTCCCGGAGGCCCGTACGGATCAGCTGGTTGGTTGCAGCCTTGGTGCTGCTCTCCTGCGGCCTGGCACAAGCGCAGGAATTCGAAGGCGCTTGGAAACTGACCGCGCGCAAGCTCCCAAACGGCACCACTCTGACTCCTCCTGCAGTTCAAGGGGCACTCATGTACCAATCAGGCGTGTTTACCCGTGTCGTGTTTTGGCACACACCTGAAGGAAAACTCGCCTCTTTTTCCGCAGTATCGACGTACAAGTTTACGCCAGCGGAATACACCGAAACGCTTCTTTTCAGCGCGCGCGACGACGGGAGCGGCAAGCCAACGATATACACCCAGACTCCCCAGACCAAAAGCACCCCGGTCACGCATGAAGGTAACCGGTTGGCATTCCGATTACCGTTCGATCCGCCGTCAGTTGTCATTGAAGGTGATAAGATGACGGCCACGGCAGAGAACCGCTTCATCGACTACTGGGAGCGCGTTCATTAGGCTCGGGGGCCACGCAGCGCCATCTACTTCTTCACCGGCTCGACGAAGCGCAGGAAGTGCTTGCAGGACGATGGGCTGCTGTTCTTCGCGTGGCATTCACAGGTTCCGCTCTTGTTGGTGCAGACCCAGCCCATGCGGCCCACGCCAGGGCGGACCACGGCAGGCTGGAGGGTGACGACGTCGGAGTCGGTCTTCGCTGGGGCGTCAGCGTCCTCTTTCGGGGACACCGGGATGTCCTTCTCGTTCGCTCGGTTCTGCTTCTCGATCTCCCGGCACAGGGCTGCCGGTCCCATCGGGATGGCGTGCCGGCGCAGCGGAGACTTGTCGTCGATAGGCTCCCCGCTCCCGATCTCGTAGGAGCGGCCCTCGGCGTGCTTCTTCAACTCCTCGACGGGGCTGGGCTTCGTCAGGCTGTCGAGCTTGCCGGTCTGGGCCTGCTCGATCAGGATTTCGATGTAGCGCTTCGCCTTCTGGAGGTCCTCGATGCCGTTCTTGAAGCGCCACCGCATGATGTACTTGACGACGTTCCCTTCGACGAAGGGCAGCTCGTTCTCGATGATGAAGGTCGTCGGCTCGATCTTCCAGCGGGTGTAGTGGGAAGGACGGGTGACGCTGTCGCTCATGCATGCTCCGTTGCAGGTGGGGTCCATAGGATCGGCCGCTTGGCCTTGAAGTCGTAGTCGGTGACCCGCAGGATGCGAGCCACGCGGGCTTGAGTGAGGGCGACGTCGGCACTGAGACCTGCCTTGACATAGGCCTCGACGACGGCACCCCAGAACGGCCGGTCTTCTTCGGCGCATCGTTCGAGGATGTTCTCGGCCTTCTTCGGGCCGATGCCAGGGCAACCGGAGTAGCCATCGACGGCGTCCCCGGTGAGCGTCTGGAACATGTGGAAGCGGTCGGCTTCCGCAGGCGTTACCTCGAACACACCGTCGTCTCGCTTGTCGGTGTTCAGGTGGAGACCTGGGATGGTCTTCATGTCCTTGTCGATGGAGACGACGATCTTGCGGCCCTCGATGATCTTCTCGCTGGTGGCGAGGATGCCGAGGACGTCGTCACCTTCGAGGGTCGGTCGCTCGTAGACCTTGTAGGTGTCCCGAAGGTGCTGGCGCATCTCGGGCAGAAGGAGCGGCTTGCGGACCTTGATCCGCTGGTGCTTATAGGTGGGCAGGATTTCCTTTCGGAAGTTGCTGGTGTTGTCGGTGAGAGCGACGACGAGATGGCTGTGCATGCCGCGCACGTCGGCGATCCACTCTTCCATGCGTTCCTTCGCTTCGTCGGCGAAGGCGTGCAGGGTCCATATGTCCTCGTCAGTGTCCCCCCAATGGATGGGCTTCTCGGCGGCGCTGGCGAACTTGTACGCGACCACGTCGCCGTCGAGCAGGAGCGTGGTCATTCCTCCTCGTACTCCTCGTCGATGTTTGCGGTGAACCCGATGGGGCGCTTCTTGATCCGGCGGCGCTTCGTCCACTCACGGAGTTGACTGACGCTGCCGATTGGTGGGCAGACGGAGGCGTGCCAGAGATCATCGGGGTCGATCGCTGGCTCCACCTCTTCGTTGGCTCGCTTCACTGGACTGGGTCTTGCATGTTGATCGAGGGGCACTCGACCATCCAGATGATCTCCACCCCTTCGTTCGCGGCGTTCAAGTCTTCGATGAACTTCGCGACTGGCTTCTTGGTGCGGATGAGGAAGGAGCAGACGCCGTTCTCCTTCGTCCTGACGTGGCCCGTGTAGGTGGCCATCACTCGTAGTCCCGCTGGACGTACTCGATGATCCGCTTGGCTTCCTCGACGGTCATGGCGAACCACTCCCGGTCGAAGAGCCACGCCTCCATGAGATCGTGCGTTGCTGACTCGGCCGCGTAGCGGTCCTTGAAGTAGACCGTGTGGACGACCGTGAGGTCGGCCATGGCGTTGAAGGTCTGGGGGCTTTTGATCCGCTGGTACGGATCGAGAGCGTGCCCTACCTTCACCAGCCGGTGGTCCTCCCCCAGGTTCAGGATGTAACGAGTGCCGACGTCCATGATCCGGCTCGTCACGATGTAGAGGTGTCCGTGTCGAACGATCACCTTCTTGTCCTTCTTCGCTTGCTTGGCGCGTTCCGCCTTGATCTCCTCGCGGATGCGAGCGAGTTCGGGAGTTACGACGGGGACGGGTGACTTGATGAAGAAGAGCGGGGCGGGCTTGATGACGGAGACGATGCCCGAGGTAGCTACATTCTGCTTGGCCTTCGATCTCCACTCTGCCCGCTGCTCTGCGGGAAGCTTACCAAACTCCTCCTTCGTGGTGCCTGCCAGCCTGTGTGCCTCCCTGGTTACCTCCCAGGCATCTCTGGCTTCGGCTCTATGGCAGGCTAGGCACAGGTGCTTGTTATTCCCGTTGCCGCGAGGTGAGCTTGTGTCCCCGCACTCTTTGTACGGCTCAGTGGGTCTCGGCCCAATTACGTCCTGGCTTGGATTCTCCGGCGAGAGGGCACCGGAACCCGAGTTGTTCACCAGCTCGCCTGATGGAATCGGCTGCGAGGGGTGCATATGTTGAGACGAGATCGTCTCGGACAATCGCTTGAACCTCATCGTGGATGTTGAGAACGAAGGCGTACTCACGGCCGAAGACCCAGCCGCGAGCGGTGAGGTCCTGGTGGAGGGCGACGAGCGCCTTCTTCATTGCGATGGCGCCTGCTGATTGGAGCAACGTGTTCAACGCTGCATGCTTGTGCCTAACGTTAAGCCGACCTCCGTCGATTGCGTTGATGCTCCCGCGCTTCTCGACCGCATCCGCGACTGCTTCGCGGAGACGCTTGAGAGCGGGGGTCTTCTTCAGGAAACGGTCCTTGGTGATCGCCCCCTTGACGATGGTGGCGATGTCGATGGCGACGTAGTCCCGGCCCTGCCGTTGCAGCATGGCGACGGCCTTCTTGGCCTTCGGGTGATCGAGGAGGAGCTTCGCCTCTTCGTCAGTGACGCCGATGGTCACGCCGATCTTCTCGTTGCCCGCCCCATAGAGGAAGGCGTAGATGAAGGTCTTCGCGACGTCGCGGCCCTTCGCCGTCTTGCCGAAGATGACATAGACCGTCTTCGGCTCCAGGCCGATGGCGAGGGTGTTCAGCGTGTGAACATCCGTGCCGTCTTCCTGACGCCCCTGGATGACCGCTGCGGCGTACTTGCCGTCGTCGTAGCGGTGCATGTAGTGGGCGAGGCAGCGTAGCTCCAAGCCGCTCGCATCGACGCCGACGAGCGTGTAGCCCGGCGGTGCGATGAAGAGGCTTCGACATTCCTCGCCATAGGGTGACCCCACGCGGGGCACCTGGGCGAGGTTCGGCTTGTTGTGCGTGCAGCGGCGCGTGACTGCACCGTTGGTGATGACGGCTCCGTGGATGCGCCCGTTCTTGACGAGCTTCAGCCACGCCGCGTCACCCTCGGCGAGTTGGCCGATGCGCTTCTGGATCAAGAAGTACTCAGCGAGAGGCTTCGCCTCGGGAAACGACAAGGACGAGAGTATGTCTTCATCGACCTTCGGCTCGCCGGTCTCGGTGAACTCCTTCGGCTGCCAGCCGTAGATGCGCTTGAAGCGGTTCGCGATATGCTTGCGCGAAGCTGGGTTGAACGCGACCAGCTTGACCTTCGTGAAGGGCGCACCTTCGGTGTAGCCCAGCTTGGCGTTGTCGCGCTTCGGCGTGGTCTCGCCTTTGCCGTCGCGTGTCCACCACGGCTGGAAGATGGACTGGAGATCGTTGAGCATGGTGGCGCGCTTGCCAGCCAACTCAACGTAGAGCTTCTCCGCAGCAGGCACGTCGAAGTGGACACCGTGCTGCTCCTGCATCGCGATGATGGTGGCGAAGTCGTGCTCAAGCTGGACCGCCTGCTCGGTGTAGTCTTTCTCGACGCACTTGAGCCACAGGGCCTCGGTGACCTCGACGTCCTGCTCGCAGTAGTCCTGCATGGTCCGCGACCAGTGATCCCACGGGCCGGCGTAGTCACCCTTGTGGTTCTTCAAGCGCCGCCCCCAGGCTTCGAGGGTGTGCTTGCCGACCAGCCCCACGGGGAACTCCGGGTGCTTGCGGCGGTGCGCGAAGTCGGCGTTGGCGATCTCGGGCCAGAGCAGCCGCGAGAGCACCATGGTGTCGCGCACGACGCCCTGTGGGGCGAAGCCGGGGTAGACCTTCGCGAGAGCCTTGAGGTCGAACTTGATGACGTTGTGGCCGACGATCAGGTTTGCGTACATCAGCAACCTCACCGCCCCCTCGACGGCCTTGCCGTGAGCGGAGATGACCTTGCCGGTGTCGAGGTCCTTGAGGACCAGGGAGTGGACCGTCGTCAGTGTTTCGAGGAAGCCATCGGTCTCACAGTCGAAGACGTAACGAGCCACTCCTGTTCTCCTTGTCAGATGAGCCGCAAAGGCATGGTGTTGCGGAGCGCGATCCGCTGCTGGATGAGGTCTTGAAGTTGGACGGCCTGCTCGCGAGACGGACGCTTCGACTGCGCCTCGCGGAGATGCACGACCGCATCGCTGAGAGCGCGCAGCTTGTGCATCTTGGCGAGCAGCTCCAGGTCGCCCGCCTGGGGGATGTAGACGGCTGGGACCTGCGCCATCATCGGCAGTCCGCCAGCCACGCGACGAGGAACAGCAGCAGGAAGACCGGGATGACCCCGATCAACCCGCCGAGGTCATGGACGGTCATCTGCCTGTGCCTCCTTGAAGGTCTTGTCCTGGCAGGACTGGCAGAGGCCGCTGATGCCAAACTCTACCGCTGACTTCACGCTGGTGAACACGCGCACCTTCGTGTCGTCCCCGCAGCCGGGGCACGGACGCGGATGCACGGCGCTGCTGTAGATCAGCCCCATGTGGTTCTCCTTGTGGTGGGGTTAGAAGGGCGAGTCGGGATCGACCTTGGTCTCGTCCTCGAAGTCGGGCGAGGTCTCCTCCAGTCGGCCGGTGTCGCGGTCGTAGCGCAGGTAGGTCGCCTCGCCGGTCTCCCCGGAGAAGCGGTTCTTCAACACACGCACCGTGGTCATGTGCGGGTTGTCGCCTTGCTGGTTGCGCTCCAGGCCGATGACCATGTCGCTCAGTTGCGAGATGGAGTGCGAGCCGCGAAGCTGGGACAGCGAGGTCTGCGCGCCGTCTTCATGCCCCTTCCCTTCGGGGCGTTTCAAATGGCTCACCAGGATCAGCCCGATGCCGGTCTCCTCGACCAGCGTGCGGAGCATCGTCATGGCGTTGTCGATCAGGCGTCGTTCGTCCCCCTCTCCGAGGCCCGAGACGACGATGGAGAGATGGTCAAGAACAACCCATCCCACATCACACCCCCTTGCGAGGTATCGGATTCGGGAAAGGAGGTTCTCGATGTCGGTGGAGCCGAAGTGGTCGTAGAGGTAGAAGCGTCCGCTTCCGACGCTGGCGTCGAAGGCGGCTCTGAGTTGTTCTTCGGTGACCCCTGCGCGAGAAAGGTGAAGGGGTCGATTGAGTTCGATGCCCATGAGACCGAGGGCTGTACGACGCACATTTTCTTCGAGTCCGATGTAGCCCACGGATTCACCGTGGTTGTGGAGCCAGTGCGCGATCTCGCGGCAGACGGCAGACTTGCCGATACCGGAGCCGGCGGTGAGGGTCGTGAGTTCACCCTTGCGGATGCCGTGGGTCATCTCGGAGAGGCCGTTCCACGGGTAGGGGAACGAGGCCGTGTTGTCCTCCGCGATCACCTTCTCCCACAGGTCTGCGCCGGCAATGATGCCGTCAGGCCGCACGACCTTGGCGCCCCACACCGCGTCGATGACTTCCTTGCCACGCCCCGCCTGGAGCATGTCGTTGGCGTCCTTCAACGGGAGCCGGGCGATCTTCACCTTGCCAGGGGTGAACAGCTCCGCGCAGTCGCGCGCAGCCTTCTGCCCAGGCTCGTCCATGTCGAACATCAGGACGACGGTCTCGAACTTCTCCAGCCACTCCAGTGCCCGGCGCAGGCTCTTCTTCGCGCCCTGCGCGCCATTCGCCACGGACACCACGGGCCACTTGTTGCCCTGTAGCTGGGACACCGACATGGCGTCGATCTCGCCCTCGGTGACCACGACCATCTTCCCGCTGTCGCGCCACAGGTGCTGGCCGAAGAGCGGCTCGGCCTCCTTCGGGGCGCCCAGGAAGACGAAGTCCTTGTTCGGGAAGCGCACCTTCTGCGCCACGATGGTCCCGTCCTCGCCGAAGTAGGGGGCGACCTGGACGGTCTTGCCGTTGAACTCAGCTACGCGATAGCCGAAGTGCCGGCAGGTCTCTTCGTTGATCTTGCGCTTGACGAGGTCGCGAACGTCCCCGCCAGCGATGAGGCCTTCTGCCACGCGCTTGCCCTTTCGTGTTTGAGTTGATCCGTCCCCGTGCTCGTAGTAGCCGCAGCCGAAGCAGTAGCCGTGGCCGTCGTCGTAGCGGCCGAGGTTGTCCCGCGAGCCGCACTCGGGGCACGGCTCGTGCGCGATGCAGGTGCTGTCGTCGGTCATGCTCCCTCGAAAAAAGAAGGGGCCACCCCGTGAGGGGCAGCCCCGTGAGTCATCAGGAGAGTGTTGTGGTGTTAGGCGAACAGCGAGCCGACGAAGGCGTCGAGGCGCTTCTGCTCCTGAAACGCGATCTCGCTCGGGTCCAGGTAGAACTCACCGTAGTCCCGGCCCTTCGGGTCGGTCTTCATGCGGCACTCGACCGCGACGTCGTACTGCGTGCGGAGGTCGGCGACACGCGCCGTGAGGTTCTGGATGTCGAGGCTGATGAAGGCCTCGAAGCGGGTGATGGTTTTGCCAGCCATCAGGTGTGCGAACAGGCGTTCGTTCTGCGTCATGCTTTTCCTTCTCGGATGTTGAGAGCCTTAAGAGGCCAGGAAAGCTGCCACGTCGAATGACGGGCAGGTCGTCTTCGGGTCGAGGTCGCGGTGACCTACGATCCGCACACCCACGCCGGGGTGCAGGTAGCCCCTGTCCGCGATCAAGCGGCGCAGGGCATCGAACTGCTCGGGCGTGAAGTTGTTCTCGGGTGTACCGTCTGGGGCCGCTCCACCGATCAGGCAGACGCCGATGCTTCGCGCGTTGTAGCCGCGACAGTGGGCACCGGGCGCGTCGATGGAGCGGCCCTCCTCCACAGCGCCAGACCGCCGGATCACGAAGTGGTAGCCGCAGCCGAAGTAGCCCTGGCAGCGATGCTTCCTGTCGATCTCGCGCACACCGATGTCCTCGGTGGCGGGGGTCTTGCTGCTATGGATCACAATGAACTCAGTTGACTTGCGCGCCATGCTCGTCGATCCACTCCTGCGGAATGGACTTCTTCGCGTAGCGGAAGCCGTACTTCTCGCACCACATTGCGTAGGTGGTGCGGGACTGCTTCGAGATGCGTGCGTTGGGGTTATCGAACACGAAGCGGATGTCGAGGTTGGGGTGCTGCGCCTTGATCAGCAGATGCTTCTGCCGATCAGCGGTGACGAAGCGCCCCTTCGTCTCGACGATGATGCCGTTGCGGAGGAGACGGAAGTCGGGCGTGTACTTGCTGACGCGCGCCGGCTTCTCGTACTTGATGGTGAGCGCCTCGAAGTCGAACTCCACACCTTGTGTGCGAAGCTCGGCTCCGACGCGCTCCTCTAGTCCTGACCGCCAACCTTCCTCAAGGCCTGCTTGCTTCTGTGTTCGGCGGTTAGAAGTCGCTCTCACCGCTGTCGTCACCCGCCGGGGTCTCGGCGGGGGTCTCACTGTGGTCCGCGAAGGTCTCCTCGGAGGGCGTCTCGTCCTCCATGGAGTAGCCTTCCTCCTCGCCGAAGCCGTACTCGGACGCGGAGCGAGCGGAGCCAGAACGAAGCTCGATGACCTGGGCAGCCTGGAGACGCAGCGAGATGCCGGCAGCGCCAGCCGCAGCGTTGAAGTACGGGGTGACCTCGAAGTTGACCTTGCCGACCGTGCCGCTCCAAATGGCGGGGGCCTTCACGATCTCCTTGCCGTTGTCGTCGTACTTGCCGAGGCGCTTGCCCTTGGCGTCGAACAGCGCAGGCCGGCGCTTCCACTCCTTGCCGGTCTTCTTGCTGGTGCCCGAGGCGGTCATCTTGAAGTTGAACAGCAGGTTGCCCGTGGGCTTCTCGTCGCTGTCGTACTCCTCGGTGTAGTAGTCGTTCGAGGTGACCTGCTTGAGCTTCGCGCGCTGCGCTGGCTTGAGGTTGGCGAACTCAGCCTCGCCCTTCTCGATAGCCTTCTCATGCAGGGGGTCGAGCTTCGCGATCAGCGGCTTCGCCGTATCCTTCGACAGGATCAGCTTCACGCTGTACTCGCCTTCGGACTTGAACTTGGTATCCGGCTCGTTCAGCCGGGGGAACTGGAAGACGCCCTTCGGAGACGTGAAGGCGGGCGCCGGGACACGCTTGGTGTCAGCCATGTGGCTCCTTTGATTTCAGGATTGTCGGTTGCGTGCAGGAATGCACGCGTTTGGTCAAAGCTTGTAGAAGCTGTGAGCGCCGATGATCGCGGTCGGCGTCTTGCCTACCGCCCACGACGTGGACGGAGCGATGCGCGTAACGCAGTAGTGGTTGGCTCCGAAGGTCGGGTCAGGGACCTCGCGGGTCAGGACGTCGATGCAGATTAGCTTGATGGCCCGGTAGGCAGGGTCCGCTTCGATCTGCGGATCGAGCATCTTGTTGCGGTTCGGGTCGTTCGCGTTCCAGCAGGAGAACTGCCAGGGCGCGAGGCACACCGTGCGGATGGAGCTGCCCCACCATGCGGGACGGTCGGCGCGGTTCTTGATCACCCAGGCGACCGCCACGCGGCCGGTGGTGTTCTCCCCACGCGCCTCTCCCCATACCGTCCGCGCCATGATGTCGGACGGCAGGAGTGTCGAGATGTCGATTGCCAGAGTGGCACCGTTGATTGAATGAGGTTGATGATGCAGGCGCCGACAGGGATGTAGTCGCTGTTCGGCAGATGGAAGACGGTCAGGAACTGGTCATCGGTGAGCAGTCCCAGCGACCGCCGCGCCAGGAACTCCAGGGACTTCGGATGGAGCTTGTCGATGGCGAGATGGGAGCAAGTCTGGAAGGCATCGACGACGTCGTGCCAGGACTGCCAGGAATCGAACGCCGATGAGCCGGTCGGGTTGAACACTTAGCTGGGGAACCAGTCGCGGGGATCGTCCTCGTCGTTGTCGAGAGCGTCGAAGTCGAGGGCCTCTTCGCCGTCGTGCTCGTACTCAGAGATGAGCACGTCGAGGGCAGCCATCAGTTCGATGGCGCGCTTGCGGTCGAGCCAGAACGACTCCCCGTACTCGACCTCGACCTGGAAGTTCCCGGCCCTGTCGGCGCCGTGAACGACCACCGTGACTTCGCCTGGGCTGTTACCGCCCATGGTGTCGGGCTGGTAGATGGTGATGCTGCTCACAGAAGCTCCTTGCTGACGTACTCCCGCATGGCGCGGAAGGTCGGGTGCATCCCGTCCTCGCTATTCATCAGGTTCTTGGTTGCGGTGAAGACGTCCTGTGCCGGGATGCGCCAGTGCTCTGCCAGGATGAGGAACAGGGCGCAGACGCCCATCAGTTGCTCATGCGGCTGGAACACCTGGAGCTGATCGACGACAGTCATGCCGGCCTGCGCCACGCGGCGAGGCTCGGCGCTGTTGATGAGATCGCGGTTCACTTGGTCCTCTTGCTGTTGCGACGGTTGAACGCCTTGAGGACCGCCTCGCGGATCACCTTCCGATGCAGCCGCAGCGGGATGTCGTCGCTGCTCGGCTTGAGCATGTCGTAGGTGACCCCGTTAAGGGTGACGGTGTTGACGCCAGCGCCCATGCGGATGGTGATCATCAGCGGTCCTTTCGGTTTTGCTGTGGGAGTGGAGGGGGTATTAGTTCGGACGTGTGCAGAAAGTGCACGGATTTAGGCAAAGAAGTAGCGGCTGGTGAGTACGGCGTCGATGTCCAGAGTGCCCTTCGGGGGCATCGCCGGGATGTCCTTCTCCGAGACCACTTGCTTTACATCCTCTAGGAAGTTGGCGAGCGGGTCGGTGTCCTTGTAGATGGTAACGAAGGCCTGCCGCAGGAGTGATGCGGACAGGGCGGTATCAGCGGCGAGCGTGCCGTAACTGTCGTGGACGAGGCTGAAGTGGTTGATGCCCTGCTCCTTGGCCATGACGACATAGGCCATGAGAGCGCAGGCATCGAGGGAGTGGACGAAGTTCGGCGAGATGCCGTTGACCTGACGATGGCGGTCTACCTTCGCGATCTCCTCACGAACGCGAGGCTTAATGACCATGCCGCTGATCTTGGTCTCGATCTGCCGATCCTTGTAGTCCTGGTAGGACTGCATCACCGGGAAGCCCAGAGGCGTCGTCCAGAGGATCGGGATGTTCTCCTTCGAGACCACCGAGGCGACCTTCTGGAGCCACGCCATGGCCTTCCTGGCAGCCACCACGACCTCCCCGATAGCCGCCCAGACGATGGGCGCGAGGAAGATCGCGGCCTTGAAGGTCTGCCCCTTCGGCCAGGGCGAGCCTCCAGTCTCCACGATGTACGCGTTGATGTACTCACGGCACGAATGCATGGTGCCCCCATAGGGCAGCACCATGACGGGCCGCTTGGTGACCTTGCGGTTGATGCCGTAGGTCAGCCACTCTCGGGCGAGCTTGACGTCATTCGCGCCTTTGGCCTTGCGCTTCGTGTCCTCCTCAAGGAACACGTCCTTGGCCGTCGCCTCGATAGCCTGGAGCTTCTCGATCACCTTGTCGGCCACCCTCTGGTAGATGTCCTCGGGCGTCTCGCCGGGGACGAGGTTGACCGCCTTGCCCCCGACAGGATCGCGGAGCATGGCCGAGAAGTGTTGCAAGCCATTGCAGGTCCCGTCGAGTTGGACGGGCAGCGTGGAGACGTAGCCGTAGCCGTGTTCGAGCAGGGCAGCCCATTCGAAGCAGAACGCGAGGAACTGCCACGGGTTGTCCGCGTCGGACCAGAAGGTGTTCGCCAGGGGGTCCTGGGCGACCGCGCAGATTTCCGGTTCGTGTTCCTCGACCCACGCGACACGGTCGTTGAAGGCGACCTTGTCCACCCCGAAGCTGTTGGCCCCGTGGATGGCAAGCCAGGACGCTGTATCCGGGCCGTCGATGGGCTTGCCTTCCGCGAAGGTGAGCAGCGCCCGAGACCAGTCGGCCCCTTGCGGGTTCAACTGCTGGGGCACCGCGTACACCCGGCCCCGGAAGTCAAGCTGGTGCGGGAAGTAGATCGCCGGGTATTGCGCGAACTTCTCCCCCAGCCAGATCACCTTGGCCACCTGGAGCCGCTTGCTGCGGTTCTTGGCGTTGTTCTCGTAGACCTCGGCAGCCGCCCGCTTCCACCGGACGTGAGCGTCCTTGTCCCGCTCGAAGCACGGATGGTTGCCGTTGCTGGCACGCACGTTGCCGTGACACACCGGGCAAGCCGGCAGGCCCTCGTCGTCGGGGTTCGGCAGCCCGCCGATGGGCAGCTTGTTGTCCCACACGGCACGCATGACCGACAGCACGTCGCGGTTGACCCGCCAGGGCGTCTCCTGAATGGCGTTGATGGCCTGATAGACGAGCTTCATCTCGTCCACCCGGTTGTCCATCTCCTCCAGGTAGCCGGCCTTGGAGGCCTTCACCAGGGGCAGCGGGCGGATGACCTTGGTGTGGTAGCCGCCGCCCCAGGCACCCGTCCAGGGCTTCGGCGGGACGATGCAGGGCATGAACATGGGCGACAGCACCTCGCACCTGGAGGCGTTGCTGTCGATCCACGCCATGAGTTCCGGGGTGGCCCGGAGGTAGGACACCGTGCGGCTCCTCCGCTCCCTGATGGTCTCCAGTTGGATGAACTCGGTGGAGTTGATGAACAGGTCGATCAGCTTCAGCCCCAGGTGGAGCTTGTCGGAGTGGGTCCACCCGTCCCAATCCATGCCCTGGTTGTTCATGGTCACCTGGAGGATTTTGCGCTGCCACTTGGCGTTCGAGGTCCGCTTCCGCAGGGCACGCTTGGTGGCGTGGAACAGGACGCCGTTGATGTCCTCGAACTTCGAGAAGCGCTGCTCGTCCTCCAGGGCCTGCCCGATGGCCACGGCGACCTTCGTCAGCTTCGCCTCTGCGGTGATGCTGTCGAGGATCACCTTGGCCGTGATGAGGGCAGCCACGTCAGGCTCCATGTCGTCGAGCTTGCGCTTCGCCACCGACCGGGGGCCGGTCTTCGGAGCGTTGAGCATCTCCTCGATGGCCTCGACGAGCGGGCGGATGGCGCGCTTCAGGAGCGACTGCCCGTAGCTGGTGCCCGACTCTCGCCCGTCAGCGCGAGCGGAGGCGAGGTCCCGACGATAAGCCTCGATACCGAGGCCGCGCATCTCGGCTTCGAGAGCGTGCTGCTGGTCGATCATGGGTGCCCTTTCGGTTTTGCGTGGGAGTGGAGGGGGTATTAGCCGCAACAAATGTTGCGCGCCCCGCAACACGGCGCGGGACGTCCAAAATCGCTTGCAAAATTGCACCGATTTGGACGCACCTGCCCCGTTGGGGGAGAAGCGTATCTTATCAGGGGGTTAGATCACGGCGTGCAGGAATGCACGGAAAGACAGGCTCTTTTAAGTCCCTTGTGTCTACCAGTTTCACCAAGCGGGCCCTGGCCTGGGCAAGCCTAGAGCATCGTCGCCAATGGGGCTAGGAGCCCGGGCCAGCAG